TTATCAGTAAAATCAATTTCAGTTAATCCCTCTTCTTTAAAGAACTCAGAAACTGTTTGAAAAATAGAAGGAGTAAGATTGTTTTCCTTTCCATTTTCATTAGAATTTTCAGCCTTTTTATCTTTTTCAAATAACTTAGCTGGTTTTTCATTTGCAATCTCTTTGTCTTTTAATTTTGCTGCCTCATCATCATCAGTGGCTGCTACAAAGTCATTTTCTAGTTCATCTAAAGTAAAACCTACTTCTTTTGTTGGCTCTTCTTTATTTTCAGATTCTTCTAGAACTACTGCTTTTACTTCCGTTTGATTTTTTAAAGATGCTTCAAATTCATCTTGGTTAATAGATTCTCCAAATATTTGAGAATCTAAACCACTAAATATTCCGTTTGTCATAATTATTGGTTTGTGATACAAAGTACTTAATTATTTTTCAATTAATTATACTTTATATCTGGTTAATTGTTGGTATTGTAATATAGCTTATTTATGTTAATTATAATTAAAAAAATTATTAATTTTTTTTGTAGTACTCCATTGAATTATGTAACTGGTGAATACAGGAAGCTACTTGGTCAACAAACACCTCATCCTCTGAAAGCTCATCATAGCCTAGCTTATACAACATAAAGTGCGTAAATTCATGATAAAAAGTTTGTTCTATATTATCTTGTGCGTGAGGGTGTTTCTTTGTATTTTCTTGTATTAATATTTTATTCTCTTGAGGTAGACATAATCCATTACACTTTTTTCTTTGATAGAATAAAGCTTTTCTCATATCTACAGAAATCTTTTGTCCAAATAGTTTAAATGAATTAGGTATTTCCATTATCTGCCTTGACCCTTATACTTGGGTGGTTTAGGATTATGTTTATTATATTTCCTTTTAGCTACTCCTTCTCTTCTTTTGTTTCCTGCTAGTTTAGTACTTACTGGTGCTTTTGCCACTTGTTTGTTTTTTAGTTTATTTAGTTTTTTTTGCAGCTTGTCCTGCTTTAAATTTTTCTAATTGCATTTTTTTATTAGCAAGTTCTAAATCTGCTTTATGCTTTTTGTTAGATAAAAGTTCTTGTGATTTATTTTGAATTTCAATTTGTTTAAGTTTTGCAGCTTCTATTTGTTGTCTAGATTCTAATTCTTTTTTCTTGAAATCCATTTCTTTAGAATGTTTAATATTATCATTCATAAGTTTAGATTGGTTCATAAATTGTTTAGAAGCTAAATTTCTTTCTTTTATTCCTAATTCTGCTGCTTTAGATATAGCTTCTGGATTAGGGCCTTCATCCATTCCTAAAGATGTCATTTCAGAAATTCTAATTTTAGTATCATTATCTGCATCAATTTTATAATGTGCTAATTCTAACTTTTCTTTTTCTAGCAACATAGTTTCTTGATGGATTTGTGTTTGCATTTGTTGAGCTTGTTGTTGTAATTCCATTGCATGTTGTTGTTCTCCTTGAGCCTGTTGTGCCTGTTCTTCTTTATTCTTAGTAATAGAAGCTTCAATTTTACGTCTAATAGAACTGTAAGATTTATTAGAGAATATATCCATAGTTTGAATAAGGTCTACTGCTCCAGTTTGAAGAGCTATTTCTGCTGCTTTTCTTAATAACTGTAGTGATTCAGCATCTGCATTAGCATCTCTTAGTACAAATCCATAATCGCATTCATTAATTAATTCTCCATCTATCTTAAAGATTTCAGTAGTTACTTCGTCTGAAATATATTGTATAGTTTTATTATCGTTTCTTAAACAGTATTTAGCTGCTTCTAATAGTGCTCTATAAACTCTAACTTTAGTATCATCATGTTGTTGAAAATACCATTCAGTAATAGTAGAAGAAGCAATCTTATTTTCTTGTGTTATTCCTAACCCTTGATTAGAAGATACTTGAGTACCTCTTCTTTGTGGAGTAATACCAGTAATTTTATCTAGTTGGTTCTCTATATACTGCATCATTTCAATATGTTGCTGTATATAATTACCTAAATCCATATTAAGTACATCAGCTTGGGTATTCATAGTACCTGCTAATTTACCCATAGCAGCACCTTTCTTAGCTTCTTTAAAAGAGTCAGTTACTGCCCATCCTAAAGTCTCTGCATAGTAAATCCATTTATCAGGCTCCCATCCATCAGGTACTCTAGCTAAATCCATGTTAGCAATTTTACCTTTAGCTTTAATAAACGCTAATTCTGTTCTATAAGCATACATAATGTAAGCATATTGATAAGGTTTAGCTAAGTCTAAAAAAGACTGTGGTACACTAGAATTAGTTTTATAGATTGTTCCTACATAACCAGAAGCACATTGTGCTAAGTTATTTAAGCTTCTATATTGTACTGAACAAGGTTGTGTTTTAATTATATATTCATTTGCTATTTGAGTTCCTTCCCACCATTCACCAATCCATATTTTCTTAATTGATTCTCCAGCATCTGCATCTACTGTATAATCTATATGTACTGGTCTTTCTTGTTGGTCTCCAGCCTCATCTATAAAAGTAAGAATAGCTATCTCTCTCATAGACCTCCATTTAACTTTACATACTCTAACATTATTTTGAGTATCAAATGGTGCATAAGAATTGTATCCTGAGTTTAATTGTGTTATATCTATTGCAGTAGTTCCTCCTAAAGGTATAGCAAATAATGGGTTTTGTAATTCATAATTAACCATTCCACCATAAGAAGAAGTCCCTTTATACATAGTTCTTTCTTCTAAGTAGTCTATTTGTGCTGGTTTTAAATACTCATAATAGTCATCAATTACTGCTCCTATTGGTACATATTTTTCTTCAACTATTAAATCTGAATCTTCTATTTTATAACTATCTGGAGCAACTAAGAAGTAAGTATTAAGTGGATTACACTTTCTTACAACTGGTTCATTAGCAATAATATCTATATGGTATATTTCTTCAGAACAAATTAAAGCATCTTCAAACCCTTTAGTAAATAAAGTTTTACATTCATTTTTGTTAATATAGTGGTTTAGTAGCCTTTCTCCTGCTAATTCTCTAATGTCTTGCCATTCATAACTAATATATTTATTAAGTTGGGTAAGTTTTTTTTCTACTTCTTGGTCATATTGTTGTTGTTTTTGTTCTGCTTGTGGGTCTTCTGGAGCTATTTGTGGTTGTTCTAACCCAGCTAAAAATATTTCTTGCATTTTCTGCATAAACATTTCTTTCTTATTAGTTTCTATTTCAGATATAGCATCTTCATTTTCTACTTTTAATGAATAGTCAAATCTTCTTTTAATTTCTTCTCCTACTAAAGATTTAATATAAGGATTAGTTATTGGATAGTTTTTAGGTTTAGCTGGAAAGGTAACATCTTTTAGGGCCATTGGATTCATAATAGACTCCATATCAGAAGGATGTAATCTACCAGCATATAAATCATAATTTATTTGTTTATTAACTCTTGTATTTCTAGAGTATTGGTTATTTTGAAATATAAGTGACTGCCCTCCTTTAACACATTTTTCCCACCACTCTTCTCCTTTTTTAGAATCAGATAACTTTTGTTTAGGCATTACTTGTATAGTCAGTGGAGAATTACTCATTTTTGGGTAGATTTAGTTTAATTTACAAATATAACGGTTTTTAGTTATCTGCTAGTCTTTGTTGTATAATATCTGCCATTATATTGTTTTGTTGCCCATAGTGTTTAGTAAAAAAAGGATGATTAGCCATGTTATTTAATCTGTCTTCTTCTTCTGAAGCTACTAATTTAAATCTATCTTCCTTTAATATCATTAGCATCATCAGGGCTGATACCCTATCAAAGTTACCATCTGAGTTCCAAAAGATTAACTCTTTAAGTAGTGCTATTGATTTGATAGTGTGTGTATTAGTTACTCCATCTTCAGCAGAATAAGCTGCTTCATACATCCAAGTCTTAACTAGTTCTCTAGCATACTTGTTAACTTGTTCAGTAGCTGTAGTACCTTTCATGTTATTACCACTGGAATAAACCATCTTGAGAAGTTGTTGGTCTTTTAGTATCCTGGGTGTATCACATAAAAGGTGAAGACAGTTCTTGTTCTCAAAGTAAGCAAAGAGACCTTTCTTATTATTCTCATAATTAGCTACTGCATTGTAATAGATTAATAATCTTCTTACATTTTCATAGTAATCTTTAGCTGTTTGTGGTCTACCAGTATATTCTGCAACTATTCTATTAGTTAAAGTATTCATTATTAGAACACTACCTAAAGAGTTAGTTTGTGATTCATCATCATCATAAGGGTCAATACCTGCAATGTATACTCCAAAGTTAGGAGTATCTTGATAAGGCATTTCAAATATTTCTATACACCCAGGCATATTCTTATTATCTTTTATTGGAAACTCTCTAATAGGTTCATGTATATAGTCTAGTGAGAACTCTATAACTCCATCAGAAGTTTGTATTAGTTTAGTTTTCCAAATAGCATTAATTTCTGTATTATTAGTTTCTAGCTCAGCCAATCTCTCATTACAGTATTGTGTTGGGAATATAGAACCTTTACTTCTTAGAAATGCTTCTCTATAGTTTAGTGGAAACTGTGTAATAAAATCATGGAAAGCTTTATGGTCAGAACTTCTTTTCTTATTCTCTCTCTCCCATAGTATATCTTCAGTAGCAGCTTCTATATTAGAGTTACCATCTTTGTCCACCATCTCTACTCCATAGTAAACAGATTTAGGGTCTCTACATTTACCCCATCTACCTCTTGCTGCTGAAGAGAATAATCCTATCTTCTTATCAGAATTAGTAGGCTCATCAAACTCTAGCATATTATATTTAGAGGGAGAAGTAAATATCTCTTCAAAATATTGAGAACCATTCTCCATAGAACCAGCAGAACCAAACATTAAACAAGAACCAGTATAGTAAGCACCATCTTTAATAAGTGGTTCAGACATATTGTAAGTTTGTATAATATTAGGGAATACACCTGCTTCATCTAATACTAACCAAGTAGCTGACTTACCTACAGCAGCAAATTCATTTGATTTAAATGTTACTTGTTCTACAGAAGAATTAGTACCTTTCCATACTTTAGTACCTCCTACTTCAGCTTGATATCTAGCTCTTATTTCATCTCTGGTATCTGGATTTCTTTGTTTCTTAAATTCTGTATTTTTGTTTAAGAAGTTAGAATTATCAATAACCATGTTCATAGTATTCTCAGAAAATTTAGAAAAGTATGCTCCTATAAGACAAGAAGATTGTGGAAAGAAAGTAAACTCATAAATACAAACATTAGCTGCTTTATAAGAGTAGCCCTGTCTTCTACCTTTTACTGTTACTACAGATTTTTCATTCTCTCTAGCAT